GGTCAGATTGATGAGCTACAGGCTCGACGTGATCTGTCTTTACTTGGCTATGACGAGGAGGTTCTTGAAGATATATTCGAGGAGGAAGAATGACCTTACCCCGGTACGTGCAGATGTATCGGGCAGCGGATAGCACTACACTCTATCGCTTCAACCCCCCGCAAAACTCAATACTTGCGGGTGTGGTTGGGCGTATAGGCTTAGGTAGTGTGAGGTCTGATGCCTATGCAAAAGCGCAGGAGTTGAATGCCAAGATAGATGCATGGCGTTTAGCTATCAGCACAATTATAAGTAGCAAGAGCAGGTTATCTGAATTGGCAGATGACTACTTTGAAAGCAACAACTTTAAGTTGTTAAGGGTAGGTACACAAAAAGATTACCAATATTTTATTGGGGTAGCTGTTGCTACGCTCAATGATCCTAAGTTCCACAGCGTTACCTCACGTCAAGCTAAGGCTGCATATGAGGAGTGGGTAGACCAAGGTGTATCGTATGCCAATCATGTGTGTGCTACGATCAATATGTTATATAACTATGCTATTGATAGAGAGCATTGTATAACTAATCCCTTTGTTAGGGTGAAGCGTAAGCAAGCTGCACAGAGGAAGGTTGTATGGGAACATGAACACGTCATGCAATTCCTCGACACAGCGTACAGTGAGTGGAAGTGGCGCAACGTAGGGCTGATAGTACAGATGGGTTACGAGTGGGTGCAGCGCATAGGTGACATGCGTAACCTGACATGGGACAGCCTCGACATGGACAACAAGATACTAAACCTTGAACAGTCCAAGCGCAGGGCATCTGTTAGCCTACCTATATCTGATGGTCTACATAGTATGTTGATTACGCAGCAGGATGACTTTGGCTTTCAGCAATACGTAGTACCCATGCTGCAACCACGCGCTGGTAAGTACCTACCTTATACCAAGACAAACATAGGTAAGATTGGTAGGAGGGTGATGACAGCAGCCAAGCTACCCAAAGAACTGTGGCTCATGGACTTACGTAGGACAGGCACTACCCAGATGAATGATGCTGGTGTCCCTATGGGACAGATCATGTCTGTTACTGGTCATTCTAATCCGCAAAGCGTTAAGCCTTATATGAACCATACCTATACGTCTGCTAATTCTGCATTGACACAACGACAACAGGATATAAAGTAATGACTAGCTGGCACGATTTCTTTTTAGGCTTTTTATGGGGGGTTATAATCTTATTATGTTTGATATCTTTCATTACGTAGAAGACTTAGACTTAGCTAATGAGGCTACAGTACGTAAGGATTGCCCCATCTGCCGTGGCATCAAGACTTTTACCGCATCAAATCGTGATGGGTTCTTGGTATGGAATTGCTACAAGGCAGGGTGTAAGGTACATGGTGGGACACAGACCCACATGACAGTAGCAGACATTAGAGCTAGGCTGATGGGCAAACAAAGGGCTAGCTCTGAACTGTTCACCAAGCCAGAGTACATTGTCTCAATTAGAAGTGCTAACACTGAAGTCCAACAGTGGATACAACAGTGGGACTTAGGGGTTGAGCTTATGTGGGATGTGAAAGAAGATCGTATCGTATTCCCTATCTATGAAGGTAACGTCATGGTTGACGCTACAGGTAGGGCATTCGGTAGACGCTTACCTAAGTGGAAACGATACGGTAGCTCCGCTGTACCTTATGTAGTAGGTAGAACTAACCAAGCTGTTATCGTTGAAGATTGCATGAGTGCAGCCGTAGTTGCACAGGAAATATCTGGCGGGTCTGGTGTAGCTATCATGGGTACATCATTGTCAGATGGACAGAAAAACTTCTTGATACGACAAAAGTATTCATGTATTGTAGTGGCACTAGACCCAGACGCATTACCTAAAACGCTAGGCATGGCAAAAGAACTACATAATGTAGCAGAGACTGTTAAGGTATTAAAACTAAAGGATGATCTAAAGTATCGTAACCTTGAGGATATAAATAAATTGGAGAATGTGATATGGAACTAGCTCTGCTTAGGTCTTTACTAGATAAAGAATTTTATGACAATCACATTGGGGTGAAGTGTCCTCCCCGATTGTTCACTAAGGATGCACAGAAAATTAAAAGTGTGGTTGACTATGCCATGAGTACATACAAGCGTAGCCTCACTGTTGATGAGGTGGAAGCTGTGTTCATGGTGAGCAACCCTACACTGACCACTGCACAGAAGGAGGGCTACACCAAGCTGTTCTCTCAAATTAAGATAGAGACACCTATGGGTAATGATGTAGCAGACGATGTGTTATCTAAGTTGTTTCAACAAGTGATAGGTGAGGACATAGCTAACTTAGGGTTTGAGTATGTGAACGGGACACAGACAAGTCTTGAACCATTGCGACAGCTACTGGATAATTACAATGATAACTTTTTGCCTGACCTGAATATTGAATGGGATGACATATCTATTGATGCAATTCTCGCAGCTAATACACTTGAATCACGCTGGTCATTTAACATACCCGTGCTTAACTCTCGTGTTAAGGGAGTGAATGGGGGGCACTTGATTGAGATAGGTGCTCGTCCTAATACAGGTAAGACTTCCTTCCACGCTAACCTGCTTGCGGGGCCAGAGGGGTTTGCAAAGCAAGGTGCTAAGTGTGTAGTGCTTGTAAATGAAGAGTCTTATGCTCGTGTAGGTGCAAGATACTTGACCACCTGTAGCGGCATGGAGTTGGAACAGGTGCGTAGCAATAAGGAGATGGCGCATTCTTTGTACGATAAAGTACGAGACAATATCTTTATGATGGATACGACAGGCAAGGACATGTCTTACGTAGAGAGTGTGTGTAAGAGCGAATCACCTGACATAGTTGTGCTAGACATGGGAGATAAGTTTGCCCGTCAAAACACCAACGCTCGTATGGATGAGGTGCTAAAGGAGAATGCTATACACGCAAGACAGATCGCAAAGATATACAACTGCGCTATGTTTTATATGTCACAGTTGAGTGCTGATGCAGAGGGTAAGATACTATTGAACCAAGCTATGATGGAGGGCAGTCGTACAGGTAAGGCAGCAGAAGCTGACCTTATGATATTGATAGCTAAGAATCCCCAGCTTGCGGTAGGCCCCGGTGATGCGGCAGAGGAAGACCCCATGCGTCATTTGAATATAGCCAAGAATAAATTAACTGGCTGGCATGGCACTGTGCATTGTAACTTTGACCATAAGACAGCTAGATACACTGCATAGGAGAAGATACAATGAGAACTTTAATGGAAAAAATTGCTACACTTACTAAACAATTACAGTATAATAAAAGGGTAATAGAGGTTTACCAAGCAAGGTGGGTGTGGTATCATACCATACTAGCGGCGGAACTTTTTATCTTAATTATTATCGAACTACTGATACTGTTAAAGCTATGACAGAGGAAGAGGAGGAACCCCTGCCCTCTATTACAGGGGCTTCTGATGAGGCTGTAGTTCTAGCAGAGCTATCTTTTGTTATGCTAAATCGCTTTAAGAATCAGGAGAAAATGGCAAAACAGGACTTCGATGCCCTGTGGTATGCACATGTTAATTTAACTACACTGTGGGAGGAAGCCTTGTCTATTAAAGGCGCACCCCAAAACGGAAAACTTAATTAGTAATAGGAGACAACTATGAAAGTTGTATTGGACATAGAGAACAGCGTAACTCAACGAGGAGGTAAGACCCACTTCGATCCCTTCGAAGCTACCAATGAATTGGTTTTGGTTGGGGTGCTTAAAGAGACAGGAGAAGAAGATCACTTCGCCCCTACTAAATGTCTCGCCCTTCAAAACATCCTAGCCGAAACCACTTTACTTATAGGACACAACATAGCCTATGATCTGGTATGGCTATGGGAGTGTGGGTTTGAGTATGATGGTGAAGTGTTTGATACCATGCTGGGTGAGTACTTGTTACAGCGTGGACAGAAACAGCCACTGTCATTAGAGGCTTGTGCCCAGAGGTATGAGCTAGAGACACAGAAAGAAAGTACCCTAAAGGATTACCTAAAGAAGGGCATAGGGGTAGAGGATATACCTATTAAAGAACTTACCGACTACCTTAGCGCAGACCTACATGCTACTCAGCAACTGTACAATAAGATACAAGAACGTCTACAAAGAGAGGAAGATAGTAGGTTAAGTAAAACAATTAAAATGACTAATCAGGTAGCGTGTGTACTAGCGCGTATCTTTCAGCGAGGGTTCACTGTCAATAGGGATGAGTTACTGCGAGTTAAGAATGAATTTGAAGCAGAGAAACTACAGCTACAGACTACCCTAGACCAACGGGTTAGTCAGCTAATGGGTGACACACCTATTAATCTTAATAGCCCGGAGCAATTGTCTTGGGTTATTTATTCTAGGAAGGTATACGATAAATCTACATGGGTTTATGATACTAACTTTGTTACAGGGGCAGAGTTTCAACAAAAGATTAAAGAGAACTCCACCATTATGTATAAGACAGTAGCTACTAAATGTTCAGGCTGTTACGGGAATGGTAAGATAAGAAAGACCCGTAAAGATGGCAAGCCATTCACCAAGGCAACCAAGTGTGCTATGTGTGATGGAGCAGGGTATACTCTAGCACCTACCAAAGAGATAGCTGGCCTGAAGTTTCGTGTACCCAATAAGAGTTGGATTACTGCCGGGGGTTTTACCACAAATAAAGGCAAGCTTGAGATACTTGAGGCGGCTGCACGAGGCAGGAAGAAGATGATAGCAGTTAGTTTCCTACACGATGTTCGTAGGCTTAATGCACTGGACACCTACCTGTCTGCCTTTGTTGAGGGCATCGACCTGTATACTAAACCTGATGGCAGGTTACATGTGCAGTTAACCCAGCACATGACAGCCACAGGCAGGTTCAGTGGTCGTAACCCTAACATGCAGAACATGCCTAGAGGTGGTACCTTTCCTATCAAGCGTGTGTTTGTCAGCCGCTTTGATGGGGGCAAGATACTTGAGGCAGACTTTGCCCAGCTAGAGTTCAGAACAGCAGCTTACTTATCTCAAGATGAGATAGCTATGCGTGAAGTTAAAGAAGGCTTCGATGTACACAGCTATACCGCTGATGTTATCAGTAGGGCGGGCCAGCCTATAAGCAGACAGGAAGCTAAGGCGCACACCTTTGCCCCCCTATATGGAGCCACGGGATTTGGACGTAGCCCAGCAGAAGCTACCTACTACAAACACTTTATAAATAAGTATGCTGGTATAGCTAGGTGGCACAGCGCCTTAGCTACTACGGTCCTATCTACTGGGCTTATAACTACACCATCTGGTAGAGAGTTTTCCTTTCCAGATTGTGAGCGTAGACATAACGGTACACCTTCGCACTTCACACAGATAAAGAATTACCCTGTACAATCCTTCGCAACAGCAGACATTGTACCTCTGGTACTGCTGTATATTGAGGAGTTGCTTGAGGGTATGAAGACATGCATTGTTAATACGGTGCATGATAGTATAGTACTTGATGTTCATCCAGAAGAAGAGGAGTATGCCCTAAGTGTAATAGATGAGGTGAATGCCAATCTTCACGACTTGATCCAGCAGCAGTGGGAAATAGATTTTAATGTCCCATTACTGTTAGAAGCAAAAATAGGTGAGAATTGGCTTGACACTAAATAGAAAATGTGTTAAAACTAACAATCTTTCGAACCATAAAAGGAGAAATATATAATGAATCAAGTAGCAACAATTGATACGACTAACTACGAAGCTATGGCTAAGGTGATGGGCATGGTGGGAGAACAGAACTCCGACAAGGCTAAGAGTACCTTAGCTAGGTTGCGTATTAATCATTCTGCTATCATGGGTACCGCCGAAGTTAAAGGTAAGTCTATGAACTTAGAGGTGGTCAGGGGTGGAACGTATCGTCTTGAGGTTCCAGATACAGATGAAACCTACTATGCTTCTAGCGTTAGCATCCGACCTTACATGCAACGCTTTATGTATAAGCGTTTTGTAAAAGGTACGGGTACTACCAAGAACATGTTTGTAAAAACTGTGATGGCAGACAGCCTGAACATAGACCTAAAGGATAACACAGGCGGTCTTAATTGCGGTAAGCCTACTGGGTACATAGAAGATTTCAAGGCTCTTCCTGAAGACATGCAGAATTTAATCAGGCAGATTAAAAGAGTGCGTGTTATTTTTGGGACAGTAAATTTGACTAACCCTACCAATGCAAATGGTGATGCCTTAAATAAAGAGATGCTTGACATCCCATTCATCTGGGAAGTAGATCAACGTGAAGCATTCAAGCATGTGGGAGAACCATTTCAAGCACTACTGAAGCAGCGCCGCTTACCTGTGCAGTACAGGATAGGCTGTGAAACTGATGAGCGTAAGCTGCCCAATGGTAACTCATACTATGTACCTAACGTGAACCTAGACACAGCGGAGGTCTTCCCTATCGGAGAAGATGTACAGGATACCTTCCGTTCTTTCGTTGATTGGGTTACCAATTACAACGAGTATATAACTTCTGAATGGGGGGATAAGCATGTTAATAATCTCTCATCTGAAGATACATCTTTAGTAGAAGAGTTCATTACAGTTGAGACATCCATTGAAAACTAAGGAGATTTAATATGCAACATCCTGCTGAACTGGCGGTGCATCAGTACCTTGATGACGCCACTAATAATAAAACAGAGATGTCTGAAGACACGATAAATGCAGTGTGTACACAGATCGGGGATGCTCTGCGCCGTCAGTTTGGCAGGGACTCCAGTAACAGAAAGGATTTCAAACTACGTATGTCTAATGTTGGGCGTCCCTATTGTCAGCTTTGGTATGGTAAAAACAAACCGGAGGTAGCAAGGCCAAAGGCAACAACATTCGTAATGAACATGATGATAGGTGATATAGTAGAAGCTGTGTTTAAAGCAGTGCTTACCGAAGCAGGAGTAAAGTATGAAGATAGTGAACAGGTTACTCTTAAACTTACAGACGGCACCACTATATCTGGAACTACTGATCTTAGTATTGATGGCGCTGTTGACGACATTAAGTCTGCCTCGAATTGGTCATACCGTAATAAGTTTTCTTCTTATGCAGACCTAGAGAAGTCAGATTCATTTGGTTACGTTGGTCAGCTAGCGGGTTATGCCAAGGCTTCCAACAAAAAGGCTGGTGGCTGGTGGGTTATTAACAAAGCTACTGGTGAGTTCAAATATGTCCCTGCTTCAGGGTTGAATACGGAGGAAGAGTATGCTAAAATAGAAACAGTAAAGATCAAGCTGGATGATAATAAATTCAGTAGGTCATTCGATAAAAAACCAGAGTTCTTTAGGGGTAAGTCTACAGGTAGGTATGTGTTAGGAGTTACGTGTGGGTTCTGTGATTATAAAACAGATTGCTGGCCTACATTAGAGGAGCGTCCTTCCATACCCTCCAAGGCTAAAGAACCTAAGTTAGTTAATTACATTACTGAATAGTCTTTCTGGTATGAATTACAAACAGTATAGTGCTGCCAGAAAGCAAGGGTATAGGTCCGGGTTAGAAGTTAAAGTCTCACAATACCTCGACACTAAAAAAATAAGCTTTAAATACGAGGCTATTAAAATAGAGTGGGAAGACTTGGCTTACCGGACCTATACACCCGACTTCATACTGCCTAATAATATAATCATAGAAGTTAAAGGCAGGTTCACTACACAGGACAGGAGAAAACACAGAGAGATACAACGCCAACATCCACACCTAGACATTAGGTTTGTTTTTGAAAACAGTAACAGGAAGCTTTACAAGGGAGCCAAGTCCACGTATAAAGAGTGGTGCGAAAAGTATGGCTTCCTTTATTATGATAGGATCATACCTGAAAGCTGGCTGAAGGAGAAGCGTCTTCCTAAGCTGAAGAAATTTATAGCCTGTAAGGAGAAGAGGATATAAGGAATGACAAAATATGAAGTGGACCCTAACGATTTCCTCATACAGATAAGTCCTAGCATTGATGAGGAACACAACTGGACAGGAGAAATAGCCATTGACTTGATTATAAGTACCGCCACATCCCTATGTGACGACGACCACACTAGGCTATTAACCCTAGCAAAAACTATATGTGCTGCCGTGCCTATGTATGAGGATAACCCAGAGCTATATAGCCAAGCACTGCAGTATGTTGCCGAAGCAGAGAACGCAGTTAATGAGGGAGAAGACCCAATCTTTTTTAAGCAGGATTATACAACGGAGGATAATGTAATTAGCGTTAACTTTAAAAATAAAGATTTCTTTAAGGGGGAGGGAGCATGAAATTTATAGATAGACATGATACCTCAATTGATGATGAATATATTGACAAACCAGA